CTTATCCCAGTGAAAATTGGATGTTCCATCGCAAAAGCAAAACCAGTTTGTACTGCTGACCATATACCTTTTATTGCGGGAATCAATTGGTCAAGTGGTGCAAAAAGTAATGCAAGACCAGCTATGCCGATAAGTAATTTTCCCCAATTATCTTTCAACCAACCAAACAATCCTGTACTTTCTTTTTTATCCTTTTTATCACCAAACATTCCTTTCATACCATCAAACATTTTGCTGAACATATTCTTCTTTTCAAATTTTTCTTCAGCACCCTTATCTTTATCTTTACTGGCACCCATATTTTCAGATAAGGTTTTCAATATTGCTGCTGTATTTTTATCAATAGAATGTAAATTTTTAGATAATGGTGATATTGCTGTTGATATAGTTTTTAAAAGATCAGCTTTAGGTTCTTCTTTAGCTTTTACTTTAGGTTTTGGTTCAGGTTTTGGTTTATCTTTTGCCATTGGTTATTTTCCTTTTTGTCGTTTTACTCTATCGTTTTCTTCTTCAACATGCTTCATTAATAGACTAATGTAAATCTCCCTTTCCCATGGAATCATATTGTCTAATTCAGTTAGTGAATATTTGTGGTGTTGCATCATGTTAAAGTTTGTTGTCATCATATTCGCCAACGATTCCTGACAAAGGGCTAGTCGAAAAAATTTGCTAGACCCTCCAACGTCTGTTTTTCGTTATGTCCACAAACTTTTTTCTCTTTTCCTTTACCCTTTATTTTGTTTGTACAATGCAGTTCTATTTCATGTTTAAGTTTAGGCATTGTTTCAAAGAAATCAGATATCTTTTGAAAGTGTATATCTGTTAAAGACTCAACAAATTCTATCATTTCTGTTTCTGTGTGATCTTTAGATGGATATGTGTTTTCTTGGTCATAAATATAATCTATACAATTGATAATCATATGAAATAATGTATCAATCTTATTTTTATCTTTTGTTTCACTCTCAATTGCAGCTTGTAAATCAATAGTTGGATATTTCATCACAACACCAAGTTCTTCAGTTAGTTTAACATTTATGTCATGCTCAACTGGTTTTATAACTTTGATTTCGTCAATATTGATTTTAGTTTTCATTTCGCCTTCACAAGTGGGACATACAAATTTTAATTCTATGTCTTCTCCCTTTGCTTTAGACCGTAGTTTAAGAAAGATATACTCTATATCAAATGTAGGCATCTTTGCAACATCAACATCACCAAAGACACAATTTTGAATTATTGTTTTAGTTGCATCAACCATCTGTGATTGTTCTTCACTTTCCATAGCTATCAGAAGAATCTTTTCTTCTTTTACTAAGAAGGGTCTATATTTTACTTCTTTTCCAGATGACGGTATTGTTAATGTATATTGTGGTACTGTAATTGTTGGTAATCCCATTTCAATTCACTCCTATATAAAAATTATGTTATTGTTATTATTTAAAACTCTTCTAGCCCATCGTCATTAGCACCTGAATCGATATCGTTTAACGATACTTCTTTTAAACCAATTGGAATTTTTTGAAAATCAGATGTTTTATCCTCAGGAACATCTGAAGCTATTGAAGTATTCTTTTGATAAGCCATATATTTATGTGTATAATGACGATAAGTTAATGTTACGTTAGCAGTCATAATTGCATCATTAACCCCATAGTCTAATGCTATAGGATCTACTGTTTTTGGATAGGCATCATGTAATGTCCATGTAGCAGAGGGGCCACCTGTTCTACTAATTTGTGTAATATCTATTGTACTATAATAATCTTTTGGATATGTAAAATGATTTGTTTCGGCATCCACTATATTATCAATCCACCCTTGCCAAAACTTTAATTCATCCAAACCTTCACTAACATAGAAACCTAATGTAATATCTGAAAATAGTTTTTGATATGCAACAGATCGAAAACCAATATCTTTATCAGTTGTAGCAATAGTAACACCTGGAATCTGTGCTTGAAAACAACTCATTCTATATTTCCACCCCATTGAAGCTTTTACGGGACTCATATCGATACTAAATAGATTGGGTCTGGCAAAACCACGTTGCATTTGTGCCTTAAAATCGTTTATTCCCTTACCTTTTATATATTCAATCGTTGGTTGTACTTTATTATGACTGTCTGCATATTTACTTCCTGCTCCAACATCATCTAATCCTGCACCTCCAGCATTACCAAATTTGTTCCAAGGTTCTTTTGTTAAACGATTAAGCATATTGGGATTGTTTGCCATTTTATTCTCCGTTATAAATACTAATGAATCTATATATTTATACATCTATTATGAATTATTCTAAACATGTTGGCAAATATAAAGTAACCAATAAATCAAAATATGTGGCAAATTTACAAGAAGTTGTTTATAGATCGTCTTGGGAGCTCAATTACATGAAGTATCTTGATCGTCAACCAAACGTATTAGAGTGGGGTTCAGAGAATGTCATTGTACCCTATTATAATCCAGTAGAGAAGAAAACCAGACGATATTATGTTGATTTTTATGTTAAAGTACAAAATCCAGATGGAATAATTAAGCAGTACATATTAGAGATCAAACCAGCAAGTCAATGTAGACCTCCAAAGAAACGAAATAGAATATCTACTAAGTATAAGAATGAAATAAAAACATTCATTGTAAATCAATGCAAATGGACGGCTGCTCGTAAATGGGCAGAGAAACGTGGTATAGAGTTTAAAATTTTAACTGAAAAAGAACTAAATATACCAAGAAACCTTTATAAATATAATAAGAATGGCAATAAAAACAATAAGAAAAGTTAAAGGTAAACCTGTAAGCAGGGTAAAACTTGGGCGTATGTATTTTTTTAAATATCTACCAGAGGAACCTGATAACATACATGATATTTATCCATTAGTGTTTGTGTTGAAGAGAAGAGGTAATTTATTTGATGCTATTAATTATCATCATTTAAGCATAAAGAGTAGAATACTTTTATATAATAATATGATTCCTTATTTTACAGATACTCCATTAGAAGAAGATTCACAATTAAAATGGAAAACATTTCGTAGACAGATATTTAGTAAAAAGAAATTGAGAGGTGCAGAGATTTCTTTTAGACAATATAAAGTAAGGAGTGTTCGTTCTAAAATAATTGAGATTGAACCACAAGATTGGGAGCGAACACTTTTAATATCTTCAGAACAATTTAGAAATGAATTGAAAAGAAAAGTAACCAGTACTCCAGTATGGAAACAGAATGATCGCCTTATAAAAAGTAACAAATAAAGGAGGGGAACTAGTATGATAAGTTTTAGAGAGTTTAATTTCAAGAAATCAGTCAAGCTTGGAAATTTAGAGAAGGGTGATAAAGTTCACTTTGATAAATTGACTAAACTTGGATGGAATATTGATGTGTTTAATTTGACAAGTAAAGGATATGAAATTACTATCCAACATAAGAAGGGTGGTCGAGCAAAATTTGTTGGCAAAAATCCATCTGATGCAATCAAGATCGCAGCAAATAAAGCTACCTAGGAGTCACAACAATGCCTGAAAAAAACCAATCGATTGCACCAGAAAATTTTAAAACTTTAACATATCCTTCTGGTCTAAATCCAAATAATTTTTATCCAGAAGCTATGTGTTTTACTATCAGAAAAAGGATAGGACTATCTTTGAAAGAAGTAAGTGATGAAGTGAACGCGCGGATGATTGACACCGAAAAACAAATTACACAAATTGATAAGGCTGTTGTTCAACATAAAGCCTCAATTGCAGAAGGGATGGATGAAACCGAGGCCGATAATATCAAGGCCGATAAGTTAAAAAATATTGGAACAAACTCAGTTGAAGTACTGGGCAGTCAATTAGTAAAGTCAGGACAGAATTTAAGAAGAACCAGAGATGCAAAAATTCAAGGTTCAAAAACTGGAGCTCTTGATATAGGTCATATTTATTTAAATATGCCTCAATCAATATCAAATACAGATAGTATATCATGGAATGCTACACCATTAGGTGCAATAGGATCAATGACAAAATCAGCTATCGAAGGTGGTGGTGGTGGCAGTGAAGTAGCTGGTGCCGCAGTCGGGAATGCTGGAAATATTGCTGGTGCTGGACTTGGTGGAATGTTGGCAGGTTTAGTAAAGAAACTCAAGATACCAGGTGGTGTTGGTGTTGGTATGCTTGCAGGTGCTTTGGGTGGTGGTGCAGTACAAAGTGGTCTTTCAGCTACGTTGGGGATGTCAAGCAATCCATATGAAGAAATGATGTTTTCTGGAATTACATTTAGATCATTTTCGTTTGATTTTATTTTTAGACCAGAAAATTCAACTGAAATTAAAGAGGTATCTAACATTATTAAAATGTTTCGTAAGTATTCTAGACCATCTTTTGTGGGTGGTAAATTAGGTAATTCAACGATGAATTATCCCATGGAATTTCAAATTGAATTTTTGACTGCTGATAGTGGAACAGATTCACCATCGAAAACTGGTACAGTCTATAAAACAAATAACCACTTACCAAAAATAAAATTATGTGTGTGTGAAGGTATTACCACTAATTACACACCAAATAGTGTCTGGGCTGCATATAAAGCAGGAGCTCCAGTTGCTATATCATTGAGTTTAACATTCAAAGAAAAAGAATTGGTGATGGACACAGATATAGAAGACGGATTTTAATTAAGGATAATCAATATGGCATACTTTTCGTATTTTCCAAAAATATATTATGATGTTCGTGGTGTATCATCACAACAACAATTTGATGCAGTTACTAATATTATGGCTCGTGTTGTAATAAAGTCTAATAGTTGGAAACAAACTGATGATAATGTAAACGAGTTAGTACAAGCAGCTAATGGTTTTACAAAATATATTATAAAAGATGGTGATAGACCTGATACTGTAGCAGATATGTTTTATGGTGATGCCGAATTACATTGGGTCGTATTGTATGCTAATGGTGCAAGTATGCTACAGCCGTGGTATGATTGGCCAATGACACAATATGATTTAACTAAGTTTGTTGCAAAGAAATATGGTAGTGATAATCTTAATGCAACAAATCATTATTCATCTGGTGGTTTTCAAGTAGATTCAGATGCAGCTGGTGCTACCATTGTAACTAACTTTGGACACGAACAAACACTAAACGATGCTAAACGGCCGATTCGTGTTATTCAATCTGAATATGTAAGTTTAGTTGTAGATGAATTTAAATCATTAATGACTAGTCATTAGAGGATCATCATGGCAAATTCAAAAATTGTTGGTGTTGGTGATATTGTTATTGAAAAATTACTATGCGAAGGTGCAACTGGTTCTTTTGATTTAACAACATTCATGGAAGAATTAAATATATATGAAGATATATTTTCTAATACATTAAAAGGCCATTTAACATTACAAGATTCATATAATCTACCACAATATCTCCCATTTAGTGGTGAAGAAACAATTGTTTGTCGTATAGCACTTGATGGTGTTTTGAGTGATGCTGATGGAAGAAATGTACTTGCTCCACCCAAGTTTCATGTACATGATATATCTGATCGATTTTTGAAATCTCCAAAAGCACAAAGATATTCACTTGATCTAGTTTCTGAACAATACATGAGCAACGTACATTCAAAAGTTAGTAAGTCATATGTAGATTGGTCTGCTAGTGATATTGTTGAAGACATGTGGGCTCTTTATCTTGATGATGGAAAAGATCTATTTGTTGAACCAACTGAAAAAATTGATCATATCATTATACCAAATTGGCATCCACATGATGCATTTGATTGGTTAGCTACTAGGTCTACATCAGTAATGGATACTAGTGCTCATAATTATCTTTATTATGAAAGTCTGGCAGGTTCTCATTTTGTAAGCATGAATAGTTTAATGCAGGTAGAACCTACACTAACATTTGGTTTAGAAGCAAGAGTTGATGATCCATCAAAAGTTGAAGCATTGTCTGGTGGTTTTGTTAAAGTAGATAAGATTATGTATGAGGGACAATTTCATAAAATAAAAAATATTAAACAGGGTTTATATTCTTCAAAACTTGTTACACATGATATTGTCACGAAACAAATTGTACAACACGATTTTGATGGTTTTAATGAGTGGTTTCATTATAACCATTTGGGAGAGTTTTTTCCACTCTCTAATTCTGAAACAGAAATCCAGGCTGGACTACAGAATAGAGTCTCGTTGGCTCCTCCATCTAATCCACATTTGGCTATTACAGAAGGTAGACAAACAAGTAAATATACAGATAGTCGGTTTGACTTTTATCCTAAACACGACAAAATGTATGCTACTTCTAGTATACATGAATATGATAATAACGTAGAGCATTGGTTACAATATAGAAATCAACAGATGCAACTATTTGATGGTGTAACTATGCAGGTTGAGTGTGCTGGAGTATCATTTATTCGTATTGGAATGATTATTAATTTGCAAGTCCCGTCGCCAGAAACAACTAGTCATGGTAAACGTGAAAAAGGGTTTGATACAATGTTAAGTGGTAAATATATGATTACAGCAATAAAGCATGTAATCACACAACAAGGACAAGGCAACTTTGGATATAAAATGTTAGTTGAATTAAGTAAAGATGGAGTACCAAAAATACTTCCATATCGTGATCCTTATAAGGATCCTAAACCGGGGATAAAAAATGTTTGGTGATTTTGTTTGGTGGCAAGGTGTAGTAGAAGATAGAAATGATCCACTAAAGTTGGGTCGTTGTCGTGTTCGTATTCTTGGTTATCATACAGATAATAAACAAGACATACCTACAGTATCATTACCTTGGGCAACACCATCACAACCAATTACTAGTGCAGCTATGAATGGTATTGGTACTACACCATTAGGTTCTGTTGAGGGTACTTGGGTCTTTGGTTTTTTTCGTGATGGAAAAAATGCACAAGAACCTGTCATCATTGGAACTTTTGGTGGAATACCAGCAAAAGCATCAAATCCAGTACTAGGCTTTAATGATCCTAAAGGTGTTTACCCACGTAAAGAATATGTTGGTGAATCAGATACAAATCGATTAGCTCGTGGTACTGGAAAATTACCCGTTGGTAGTTACAATGGTGAAAATGCTAAATCTCTTGACAACAAACGAAAAACAAGATTGCGTGGTGATCCACAAGCTGGTAGTGAGGTAACAAATACTGGTGTACCAATGGGTGTTGCTGGTAATTTGTGGGATGATAAATCTGCTCGTGGTACAGTAAAAGATACTTCTGATGGTAATGTAAAAGTTAGTGGTTCGTATGAAGGGGATGCTAATCATTATGTGCATGATTATTGGAATGAACCAAACCCAAGGTATGGTGGAACAGCAGATAGTGATACAGAGTATTTATCTTCAGTAAAAAGTTCATCTCAATATCCATATAATCATGTTCGATGTAGTGAAGAAGGTCATGTTGAAGAATGGGATGATACCAAAACAGCAGAGAGATTACACAAATTTCATAGGACAGGAACATTTGAAGAAATACAACCAGATGGTACAAGAGTAGTTAAAGTAGTTGCAAATGATTATGAGATCGTGGCTGGTAGTCAGAATGTATATATCAAGGGAGTATGTAACTTGACTGTCAATGGTGATTGTCGAGTATTGTATCGTGGTGATTTAGTTCAAGAAGTTGTTGGTGATTATCATCTTCATGTTGGTGGTGAGATGAGGACTAAGATTGTTGGTAATGACTCTAAAGAAGTGATGGTTAATCGTAAGATTACTATCAATGGTGAAGATGATTTATTCGTTGGTAAAAATCAGATCATCAACATAGCTGACAACTTAACATATACAGTTGGTGGTAATTTGAAAGAGACTGTTAAGAAGAATGTTGATGAAAATTATGGTAATGGAGACACAGCTGGTAATCATACAACTTTGACATATGGTAGTTCCATGTTAACTAATGTAACTGGTAAATATACATTGACATCTAAACAAGATATGAAGATTAGTTGTACTGCTAATTACAATCTCAATGTTACGGGTAATAGTACGATAGACATTATAGGTAATAATACGATAGACATTGATGGTTATCAACAAGAAAATGTTGCATCATATGATAATCATGTGGTTAATGGTTATTATCAAATGTCCAATGATGGTACACATGGTATAACATCTGGTGGTAACTATGCTGTTACTGCACCAAGAATTGACTTGAACTAATGGCACACGAATTTGTATTACTCATCAATGGTGAGCTGAAAACATTTACTAAGTATGAAGATATACCAGAAGATTTTGACAACGTGATAAAATTTCTTCCAGATGTACCACATGAAGAAATTGACCATGATAGTCCTGATATCTGGAGTCCACGATTACAAGAACTAATAAAAAGAGAGAAAAATGCCAGCAATATGTAGAGGCAATTCAGTTGATGCAGATGTAACACATTGTAGTACACCAATGAGAAGTGCATTGTCACCTGATGTAAGAGTGAATGGCACTGGTATATCCAGACAAGGGGATAACAATACTGTTCATTTATTACCTCCAGCACCTTGCCCAAGTCATGCAGCTCCAATTGCATCAGGGTCATCTACTGTTTTTATTAATAGCAAAGGTTGTGGTAGAATTGGTGATGGAATTTCTGGTTGTACTAGTGTTGCAACTGGATCATCTAACGTATTTGCAGGAGGATAAACTATGGCCATATGTGGATTAAATGTAAGTCTAAGTTCGTTTCAGGGAGAAGTTACTGCAAAAATATCTGGTTTCTTAAATTTAGAATCTTCTCTAACCACACCAAGTGGTGCAGCTTCTTATCTAAGTAATCTTGAGGGTGGTCTTGCTACACTCAAAGGCAAAGTAGATTCAATCATACCAGATATACCAGTTTCTTCGTCTGGATTCTCATCATTACAAGATACGTTAGCATCGTATGTATCTGCACCATCTATAAGTGGTCTTTCAGATATCACATCTAAATTTGGTGGTCTAACATCACTTACTGGATATGCAAATATTAATCTGAGTGATTTAGCATCTTCAGCATTGAGTCTTGGTGCAACATTCGATCCATGTGCATTAAGTGGTGATCTTAAAATACCAAACATTGTAGCAGACTCATCGGGTGCGTTAGATGCAGTAACGTCAGAAGTACCTGATATTGGTGGTACTATAATGGCACTCAAACGACAGATACCAGATTCAAAAGTTTTTGATAGTTTTGCTCTTGCAACAAAAGAAAATATGGATGTGTTGACTACTACAACTGTACCACTTGCAATTGAGGCTTTTAACACTAATGTATTACCATCCACACAAGATGCAATCAAAACATTACCAAGTGGAGTTCAAGTAATTCGTACTGTTGAAAGACACACAGAAGAAATGCAAGCAGATGGTTTATTATTGTTTGATGAAGAGGCATTTGGTCAGGCTCTTACTACTGCACAAGAAAGTCAAACAACTATCGTGGAAACAACATTAACAAAAGTTGCTAAGACAGATGCGTTGTTGGCTAAGGCATCTTCAGCATCACTTAATAAAGTACAAATGTATAGAATGATGGATGATGGTTCTTTTGATGATCCTACGTCATCAAACTATCATAAAGTAGATGGTATTAAAATGAAACTAGTGGAGTCAGGTTCAACTGGTCAGTTCGCAACATGGGTAGAAGCATGACAGATTACTATTATACATATAACTATAATCGTTTCATAGGAGAGAACTATGCACGAATATTCAGAAGTATCACAACTTCAGACACAATGTACAATACTAGAATCTCAACTGAACGTATTACGA